GTTTAATGGCAGGTCGTTCGGGGAGGGTTTGAAGTATGGAGTCGAGGGCATCAGCGAAGACATTCTTGGAGAGGGATCGTTCACAATGAATGCTCTTACCCAAGCTCTAAATAATTACGATTTTGAAAGAGATCGCAAAATAACCACGGCTGAAGACCCGTCCACGAAGATGCTTGATAAAGGTAAGTTTTTTGTTGGTGAGTTATTAACTCCTGGTTTTGTAAATGAAGTAGAAAAGTCAAAAACAAGACCAGTAGGTCAAACTGCACAGAGACTAATTGGCCTTCGTTTTAACGACACAACAATAGATAAAGGGTTTGGGTTTAGGGCTAGATCTTTAAATGACAACCTTAATACTGAACGATCAAATATCAAGTCAGCAAGGTTTCGTGTTGAAGAAGGGAAGATGAACCAACAGGAGTTTGATGAAGTCTACAATCAAAGCAACCAGTCATACAGGGACAATCTTCAATCCCTAAACCGCCATGTAAGTAACTTGCGGACAATTGGACTTGATGAAGGCAAGATTGCAGGAATGCTCCGAGATAACGGATTTGGCAGCGAGATTTCCCTTGCGGCTCTTGATGGGGAGGTTCTTGATGCGCCCAAAATTAAGCGTGATACAATCACAGATGCTTATGATGAGATTTCTACTCTCCCAAGAAAAGACCTTGAAGCAAGGATTCGTGAGATTGCTAAGCAAGATCCAAACAAGGGTAAGTCGTTGGCAAGCCACCACAAACAACGCCTTATTGATGACAGGCTGAACATTGGTGATAAAGACAAGCTGGTAAAAGCACTTAGCACTAGCGATGGGACTAGGGCTAGATACATCTTCAAGCAGATGCGGAAAAACCAAGAACCAGACTCTGTTCTCAAAATGTTCATGAAGAAGGGAATCGCCACGCCGGAAGTTGTGCGCGACATTAGAATCCTACAGAAGAAATGAAATCAAAAAGCAAAAAGCAAGTAGGCTATCTACTCAGTAAGGGTTCTCCGCTTTCCTCGACGCAACAGAATAAGCTCAAAAAAGAGTTGCACTCTGGGGTCGTTAAGGTTAAAAACGGCAAGAAGACCAAATGAGCGACGAAGACCTATCAGCGATTGATAGTAAAGAGGCGATGAAAGAGTTCTTCCTTGAGGTCAAGGAAAGGGCTAAGCAATTCCCTCGGAACACTATCGAGAACTACAACCCGAATGTGGCGGCACAGATCCTCTGGATGCTGGCGCAGGGTGGGCGTATCAATGCTATTGCCAAGAAGTGCAGGGTGACGCATGAGACTGTCCGTGCGTTGGAGTGGAGGCATAACGACACGCTGGAGTCAAAGCGTAAAGAGTTCTCCAAACGCTACGCCATTGCTGCGGCTGAGTACACCGACCTGTTGTTTGAGAAAGCTGAGCAGTTGAGCCGTGATCCAGACCAGCTCAAGGCAATCTCCCCAGACCGATTGGCGTTGACTATTGGCATTATGACCGATAAGGCTGGACAGCTTTCGGGCATGGCGAGTACCATTGTTGAGCATCGCAAGGGGCCGTCTATTGATGATGCCGCCAAGATGATTGCGGAAGCTAAGTCTAGGATTGCCAATAAAGTCAAAGCTCAAGCGGTAGAAGCCGAAATCGTAGAATGATAGCAGAACCAGAATCAAGATACGCTGATTACGCTAAGGATGGTGGTAATCTAGTTCGCCACTACATGGTCGAGCATGACGGCGTTCAACACAAGTGCCACACCAGCGTTTACGCTTCGTATCTAGCAGAGAAGTTTGACGCTAAGATTTGGAATGTGGTGCTGGAGAAGTTCGTCAAACCCTTCATTGGCGTATGCAAACATTGCAAGAAGCGTCGAGAGCTTCACTTTGTTGACGGGAATAGAGGATCGTTCCCAGCGGAAGAGGATACATTTGGATGCGAGGAATGCGGAAGCGTTTACAGGATTGTTGACATCCTCATGGAGACAGACGCATACAAAACCAAGTAATGCAGTGGCGCAAACATCCAATCCTTCAGCCTCCCAGCGATGACGAGGTAGCCTTGATGGAGCCAGATGATCTCATTGAGCTTCATCGAATCTACCATGAGGCTATTGATAACGCCGAGAAAGACCCATTCCGATACGGGTTCAGGCTTCCGCACTGGGAGAAGGCTGAGGAACAACTAGCGCAAGTCTCTGAGGTTCTGGCACTTGGGGGAAATCGCAGCGGCAAAACTGCGTGGGGTTCTTACTGCGTGGTCAAGGCCGCTATTGAAAACCCAAAGTCAGAGATCTTCTGTTTTGCCCAGACATCGGAGGTCAGCATCCGCCAGCAACAAAGCGCGGTGTGGAACTGGTTGCCGCATGAAATGAGGACAAAGCAAACCTCGGCTAACGCTTACATCTCGTACACAAAGAAGAACGGGTTTACGGATAACTCGTTGATCCTACCCAATGCGTCACAGATCATTTTTAAGACCTACTCTCAGTATCAGAACAACCCCACTATCCTAGAGGGCGCGGAGCTTGGCAGCCGTGACCCCCAGTGGCACAATATTGGCGTATGGTTGGACGAATACCTTCTTGGTAATGACCTCATTGACACCCTGCGTTTCCGTCTTGCTACCCGCAACTCCAAGATGTTGGTAACATTTACCCCGATTGACGGGTGGACGGAAGTTATTAAGGAATACTTAGATGGTGCTACAAGCGTCCAGAGCGTAGAGGCTGAGCTGCTTAACGGTGAGCTTGTCCCCTATGTCCAGCGGAGTAAGAAGCGCAACGCCAGCGTCCACTACTTCCATTCCAAGGACAACCCTTTCGGTGGCTACGAGCGAATCAAGGAGACCCTAGTTGGAAGGCCTCGGGAGGAGATTCTAATTCGCGCGTACGGGGTTCCAGTTAAGTCCCACGCCACCAAGTTTCCCAAGTTCAACAAGGAGGTCAACATTGTCCAGCCATCAGACATCCCGACTAGTAACATCACCCGTTATCACATCATTGACCCAGCAGGTGCGAAGAACTGGTTTATGGCTTGGATTGCTGTGGATGCGTCTGGTACATTTTGGGTATATCGTGAGTGGCCGGGTGTCGATGTAGGCGACTGGGCTGAATGGAAGGGCGGTAAGTGGATGCCAGGACAAGGGGCTAAAGGACAGGGCTTTGGTATCCGTGACTACATGGACTTGATTGCCGATCTTGAGGGTGACGAGAAGGTCTTTGAAAGGCTAATCGACCCTCGGCTTGGAGCGGCTAAGTACCAGTCAGCGGATGGGGCTAGTAGTATTATCGAGGATTTGAACGATTCTGGCATGGTTTGCATACCAGCTCCAGGGTTAGACATTGACGATGGGTTGCAGGCTTTGATCGGGAAAATGGCATTTGATACAACTATCCCGTCAGATTCTGTCAACCGACCGCATTTCTATGTCAGCTCTGAGTGTGAGAATATCATACAAGCGTTGTCGGAATACACGGGTGACGGGGGTCTAAAGGAGGCATGGAAAGATCCAGTCGATGTTCTGCGTTACGCCGCCATTGCTGGAATAGATCATGTTGACGAAACCAGAAATCTTGCTACAAGACAGGGAGCAGGAGGCTACTAGCAAAACATGAAAACCGCAAAAAAGCCGATAGTTGCCGAGGAGCTTATCATCGACTGCCTAAAGGAAGCCTACTTCAAAAGGGTTAAAGCCGAGAAGATCGGATCAACCCCCAGACTTACAGAGGAGATTGAGACTCTTGAACACGCCATTCGATACATGAAATCTAGACCAAACCATGAAAACAGCACCAACTAAGAAAGCAGTAAAGCGGGGTAGACCGCCAAAGGTTAAGCCAGAAACCCATGATTCCCCTGTGGAATCCCAAGATAATACCACCTATGAGGGTGATTATCTAGTGATCCGCAAATGCCCAAACCCTAGCTGGGTGATGGTTCGCATGGATGGTGAAGCAGTCCCAGTTAAGGCTCCACCTAGGGTATCGCACAAACTAGTTGGCAAACCTATAAAAGTTGTTATGATACGCCCCGAAGTAGGCGAAGAGTTTTACGAATATATGCCATCATGAGCGCACCAACAGAAGAGCAAGAAGAGTCGATGATCTACGCCGAGGACGGCCCTAATGTCATGGCGTTGGCTGATGCCTACGACAAGTGCCTTATTGATCTGGAGGAGTATTTTGAAGCGTGTCTGCGCTCGTATGATGACCGCCGCAACCTTTGGGCCGGCAAGTCTGACGACCTCCGTAAACAGGGCGCAAATGCCTTTCCTTGGCAGGGGGCGAGTGATATTGAGGTCAATGTCGTTGGAGAGCGTATAGACGCATTTGTGGCCATTCTAGACCAAGCCCTGCAGCGTTCCCATATCAAGGCGTTCCCGACTTCTATGGCATCCATGCCCCGCGCCTCAATGGTGTCTGGATTCCTTAAATGGATGCGTTCCACCTATATCCCAAACTTCCGTCAACAGATGGAATTGGGTGCTAATTATCTGCTAGAGAAGGGGCTGATGGTGTCGTATGTCGGATGGAAGCGTGAAAAAAGGACATATTTGCAACAGGTATCCATCGAGGAAATCGCACAAGTCTCCCCCGATCTAGCGGAACTTATTGTTAGTGGTGCTGATGACGAGATGGTATTCGGTATGCTTCAGACAGCATTCCCCGATCTTTCGTCAAAACGCGCCAAGAGAGCCATTATGGATCTTCGCAAGAAAGGTCTGGCTGAAGTCTCTGTTCCTCGTACATCGGTAGATTGCCCAGTAGTTTACTCATGCGCCCCTGATGGCGAGGTTCTTTTCCCATCGTATGTGACCGATCCCCAACGCGCCCCTTATGTATTCTGGCGTACATTCCTTACGGCTCAAGAGCTTGAGAAGAAGGTTGTATCCGAAGGCTGGGATGCCGACTGGGTTGAGAATGCTATCGAGCGACTCCGTGGTAAGGACTCCATGTACCTTGACGGAGAGAAGCTCAAGACAATCGACCGCTTGCCTATCACTGACGATAATGACCTTGTTATGGTGGTCTATGGCTACCAGCGTTTGATCGACGAGGAGGATGGCTCTGAGGGCATCTACTGTACCGTTTTTCACCCAACCACCGAAGGCTTTGCCAAACACGAACTTCTAAACGGATATGACGACTACCCCTTTGTGGTTACGCGCTTATCGAACAGCCAAAAGCGAGTCTACGAAACCCAGACCTTCTCGGACATCCTCCGTGGGGCGCAAATGCAAATCAAGACCGAGCGTGATTCTCGTATTGATCGTGCTTCTCTGGCTACTCTGCCTCCATTGTTGCACCCGGCTGGTCGTCCTCCCTCTGATTGGGGGCCAGGAGTAAGGGTTCCGTATCGCCGCCTTGGTGAGATCCAATGGGGGCCACCGCCTCCAGCCGACAATGGTTCTATTGAGGTTGAGGTGTCCATGACGGCACA